CGCCTCATTCCGCATACCGACATGACGGCTGACCAGATCATCCAGTGCAGTTACGAGGCCATGGCGATCATTGCGTTGTGTGAAAATACCGCATGGGACTTGTCCGAGCGGGGAGAGAATGCCGAGTTGGCGGAGGGGATCAGTAAAGCCCTAAAACTCGCGATGGAGTTGCTTGGCCCGGTGCATGACGCGCTGGAAGTCCATGAAGGGTTGTCCGGCGCAGAGAAATCCACAGGCTCCGAAGAGCCTATTGGGTAATCTCGCATATAGAGCTTGCGCCACGTCGACAAATCAGTCTATTCCTATTGCGTGTTTCGCAGATAGGATTTCGGCAATGGTGAAGTCGGGCGGTTTCATAGTCGGCGTGGCGTCGGCGCTCGACCTGCCGGAGGCGACCGTCTCCGGCGCTTTCCGTGTTCTCCGCGAAAGCGGTTTGATGACTTCTGGCGCACGGGGAGTGAACGCGCCGGAGATGACCGACCTCGACGCGGGGCGCATGTTGATCGCGCTGTTGGTCAACGAACGGCCGGCTTATGCCGAGAGCGGCGCGCGGGACTTCGGGCAACTGGTCTGCACCGATTTTCGCCCTGCCGATGGTGCGGGCTTTATCTCGGATGAGAACCGGGAGGAATTCCTTCGTTCTACTATCGATTTCACCCTTGCCGCACGTGGCGTGCCGGAGCGGCACACGCTTGAACAGGCGATTGCCGAGCTGATCCGAATGTACGGCGACGATCGGGAAGAAGACTACTGGCAGCGCTCGCAGCTCGATATGGGCGAGCGCGGCCGTTTCGACCCGCACGCCGAAATTGAGATCGTTCCCGGCTCGCTGACCGCGCGCATTTCCATGCAGGGGAACGTGTACGAGTATTCGGACCCGTTGGTTGATCCCAGCACCTGGGGGGAAGACGACAGCCCGGAAGGGCTTAGCGCCGATCTGGACGCCGAGGAAGCCCACAACCTGAAAAGGTCGCGCTACTCGACGGCGATCAAGAGCGTGCGTTCCGTCAACACGATCCAGATTGCCGCACTAGCGGAAATGCTCCGCAAGGTGGGCGAATGAACGGCAAGCTCAAATGGGCGGGTGTGCCGCAGGCGAAGACGGCGGAGATCGCCGAGCGGTACGAAGCGGCGTGTCTCATTGCCATGCAGCGGGCGCGCCAGCTCGAAAGCGATGACGCGAAATTCGCGATGCGCTTCCGCGAGATGCGTGACGGGATATGGGCCGGTGTCGCTCAGGAGCTTCGTGACCTGGGCTGTCCCGAAAAGGACGTGGCCGGCGAAGTCGCCAATATCGTGAACTTCGCTGTCCGCAAGCGCGGCCTCGAAGGGCTTCCGGCGAAGGGGCGCGCATGATCCACAGGAATTTTATCCTCCCCCTGAATTCGCGGCGCATCATGTGCGCCGTGATGCCCCGCCGTGAGGCGGCATTTCCCAGCGCCGGCATGGCCGGCCCGATGGACCTCAAACCCGCCGTGATGGCGGCTTTTCCCACAGAAGGACCAAGCCATGCGTGACCTGATTTCCAACCTGGGCGTGAAAATCGCCATTCCTTCGGCGGCATACGACGCCGACAACACGCCGGCCGCGATCGACCTTAGCGGCTTCGATAGTGCCGTTCTCGCCATCCATGTCGGCGTCGGCGGCATCACCTTTTCGGGCACGAACAAGGTGGAATTCAAGCTGACCCACGCCGACACGGCGGACGGCAGCTATACCGCCGTCACGGCCGACGATGTGCAGGGCGTCGATAGCGTCGGAACCGGCGGCATTGTCATGTCGCTCACTGCCGCCCATGCCGACCCGACGGTGACGAAGGTCGGCTATGTCGGCGGCAAGCCCTACGCGAAGCTGCTGGCCGATTTCTCCGGCACGCACGGCACGGCCACGCCGATCGGCGCGACCGTCATCCTGGGCCACCCGCGCAACGCTCCGGTGGCCTGACCCTGAAACCCGATTGAACGTCGAGACGACAGTACAGTCCCATAGAAGGATTTTTTCCATGAAACTCAACGACCTGAAAGAAACCCGCGCCGCGAAGATCGCGGAAATGCGGACGATCAACGACAAGGCGATGGCCGACAATCGCGACCTCGACGAGGGCGAGCGCACAAAGTTCGACGCCCTCGAAAAGGAAACCCGCACCCTCGAGGACCAGATTGGCCGCGCCGAAAAGCTCGCGGCCTATGAACGCCTCGAGGCGGCGGGCGAGCGCGTCGGCGGCGAGGGCGAGATGCGCCATGAGCTGCGCAACTATTCCCTGTCGGCGGCGATCAATGGCGCGATGACCGGCCGGCTCACCGGCCGCGAGGCGGAAGTGCACCAGGAGCTTTCCAAGGGCCGCGAACAGCGCGCCGGTGCCGGCATCCACCTTGCCGTTCCGACCGAAATCCTGCTGGGCGAAACCCGCTCGCAGACGGTCGGCAGCGACCCGGCCGGCGGCTACACCGTCGCCACCCAGCTCGCGGCCGTAGCCGATCGCTTCCGGCCGGCGCTCAAGGTGCAGTCGATGGGCGCGACCGTCATGGCGAACCTGACCGGCTTCCTCGACCTGCCGAACCTCGCTTCCTCCGGCACGGCCGCGTGGGTGCAGGAGGATGGCAACGCGACCCGCAGCGCCGCCGGCTTCGACAAGGTGAGCATGGGGCCGAAGACGATCACGGGCGAATATCGCCTGTCGCGTCGTCTCATGCTCCAGTCGGGCGCGTCGATCGAAGACCTGTTGCGCCGCGATCTGGGCTTCATCCTTGCTCAGGGCCTCGACCTGGCGGCGATCAACGGCAGCGGGCAGAATGCCGAACCGCTCGGCATCCTCAACACGGCCGGCGTGACCAAGGAAACGACGGAAACCGACTTCTCCGACACGACGGCGAACCTGATTTCCGGGTTGGAAATCGACGACGTGACGGGCACGGCGGCGTTCCTGACCAACCCGACCGTGATGAAGGCGGTTCGCAAGATCAAGGATGCGGACGATCACGTCATTCCGGCTTCCGAGCTGTTCCACGCTCAGCGTGTCGAAGTCTCGACGCAGGTTCCGACCACGATCGGCGCCGGCGGCGACAAGTCGGCGCTGATCTATGGTCAGTGGGGCGAGCTGGTTATCGGCTACTGGTCCGCCGTCGACATTCTCCTGAACCCGTATCACCCGGACGTGGCCTCGAATGGCGGCGCGCTGCTGCACGCCTTCCTCGATGCCGACGTGGCCGTGCGCCACGCCGAGGCGTTCCGCTACGCGGAGATTTGATCGATGATCGAACTTGCCGCCGCGAAACTTCACTGCCGCGTCGATCACGACGACGATGACGTGTCGATCGCTGCCATGATCGCGGCGGCAAGCGACCACCTGGCGAGCATCGGCGTCGACATGGAAGCCGACCCGGTTCCGCCGGCCGTCGACCATGCCGTGCTGATGCTGGTCGGGCACTTCTACGAGAACCGGGAAGCCGTGACCGACGCCAAGACGGCGGCGGTGGAAATCGGCGTCGACCGCCTCATTCAGCCCTACCGGGAGATGCACCTATGAAGCCGGAACGTCGTGCGCTCGCGGTGGAAATCCGCGCCAAGGGGCGCAAACTGGAAGGCTACGCCGCGACCTTCGACAACCCCGCCACGATCGGCGGGCGCTTTGTCGAGACGATCGCGCGCGGTGCCTTCGCGGCCACGCTCAGGAGCCGGGGCGACGTGCTCGCCCTCGTCGACCACGATCCGGGGCGCGTGCTCGCTCGCACCCGTTCCGGCACGCTCAGGCTCGCGGAAGACACGCGCGGCCTGTCCTTCGACCTCGACGTGCCCGACACGTCGCATGGCCGCGACGTGCTGGCGCTGGCCGAACGCGGGGACCTGGGCGGCATGTCTTTCGGCTTCACGGCGATTGATGAGCACCGCGACGGCGACCGCCGCGAGCTGCGCGCCGTCGAGCTGCACGAAATCTCCGTCGTGCTGGCATGGCCGGCCTATGACGGGACTGTCATTCACGCGCGTTCGCTCGAAACCGCAGCGCCCTTCCGGCGCTATGCCGAGCGGGCGCTGAGGCTTTTGGAGCTTTCCCGA